AGAATAGAGGAGCTTAAGGACCAACGCGATATGAACTCTAATAAAAACGAGAGAGACTTTATTGATCAGCGTATATCGCTCTTGATGGGGAAAGTAGGTGTGATATATGTTGGAGCTAACTCTGATATTGAGCAAAAAGAGAAGTATGACAGAGTTGAGGATGCTGTGTGTGCCGTAAAATCTGCTATGGAAGAAGGGATATTACCAGGAGGAGGAGTTGCATTACTAAGATATGCTCACAAAATGCTTGGAGAAATGTCAGATGTTCTTAGAGAATCGTTTTTCGCACCATTTGAACAGATATTAGTTAATGCAGGGAAAGACCCGATTACTGTTATTGAAAATATATCGGAATATGTCAACAAAGGTTACGATGTAAAGAACGATAAGTATGGTGATATGTACAAAATGGGAATAATTGATCCTGCAAAAGTAACAAAGAACGCACTTCGAAATGCAGTAAGTGTCGCAACAACAATACTAAGTACTAACGCAATAATGACAATGAAACGCAAATGAAAGCAATAGGGAAATACATTGTAATCGAAGAGATTAACGAAAAAATTACAACAGAATCAGGGATACTACTTACTTCTCAAGATAGTAATCAGCTTAGATACAAGAAAGGAAAGGTAAATATTCCAGGGACAGACGTTAAGACTGTTAAAAAAGGAGATGTTATATACTATGATAAACGAGCTGGCCACTCTATGAGTCTAAATAATGAGATGGTTTCTATAATAACAGAGAATGATGTGGTAGTTGTTTTGTAATTAATATGAGATTCAAAATAGTAGATATGAAAAAAGAATTAAAACAAGCGTGGATAAATGTACTAAAGATAGAGCCAGAAAAAACAGTAAGATTAACGGCTAGACAAGCGAACGACATAGCATTAGAGTACGAAAAAATATTGTGTTTAACCGATGTTGTGAAATGTAATTGCAAAACACCACGCCCACAAATGAAAGTAAGTGAAAATGGGATAAGTGGTTATTGTGCAAATTGTGCAGAGCCTTGGCAGTAGTACGTATAAGATATGAATTACAGAATTAAGAAATACGAAAAAGGCTTTGTTGTAGAAGTGCAGAAAACTAATTGGTACGGTAGAAAATATTGGACTCATTTTATATCTGTTGCAGGGATTAGCTCAGAGCCTTGGTTTCATTCAAGCTATGAATATGCAGAAATGAACCTATTAAATGAGATTAAATGGCAGACTATCAGAAATAGCCGATAGTATTACTGCCAATGACGAATTGTATATGATTTGTTGAGGAACGAAATAAAATATATACGGTATTATGCACCGTTAACTTTAAAACTAAAAATTATGATGGAAGGAATAGGTGGCGAAATAGCCAAGCAAGTATTTAATAAACTACTAATACCATTTGCAATAGTGTTTGTAATAGGATTTGCACTTGGGGCTTGGTTGTTCTAATGGTGCATAACAAGTATGCAATACCCAATTTAATATTTTCATAAGTTTAATTTTTTATTTCTTTATTCATTCTGATAATCATTTTTCTATAAACTTTATTGCCATAGTTTATATTATCCTTAAACATAGGATTTCGTCTTCGGTCTTCGGAGATGATTTCCTCTTTGTTTAGGATTCTATAAATCGAAGCGCATACGCGCTTACCTTTAAATCCAAGCTCATAAAGAGTAGACTGCTTTCCTTTTCGTTCCCTGAATTTTACAATCCAATCATCCTTTAGCATATTGAAAAACATGTTCCGGTCCCAAGACATGCACTCCTTAAATTCTTTAAATTGAGCTTTTGTAAATAATCCTTCGCTGTAGAGAAACAGCATCAACTCTATTTGAGCATTTGTAAGGTTGTATTTTGCCTTAGCCCATTGTTTTACAGTCTTCCAATACTTTAAGTAGTCGGATTTTGGTCTATTTCGTTGCATGAATTTAATTTAATTTAATTTAATATCTTTGTAAATATAACATTTTTACATGGCACTAGGCAGAACTGCAAAATTCTATAGAGATAATCCAGAGGCAAGAAAGAAAAGACTAGCATATCAAAAAAGATATAATGCTCGTAAAGCTCAAATAAAAAGAAGAGTTGCAAATAATAGAGAGAACAGAGAAGAAGGAACCTATGGTAATCATGATAGAAAAGATGTTTCACACAAAGGAAATAAAATAGTGTTAGAAGCTCAATCAAAGAATAGAGCTAGTAAAACAAATACCCCTGGCGACAAAAGAGCTAGAGGTAAAAAAGGAAAAGGAAGAAAAAACAAAGGTAATACAGGAGGAAAATAAAAAATAAAACTATGGCAGATTGTAAAGGATTAAAAGGTAAAGCTTTAGCAGATTGTAAGAAAAATAATCCAACTTGGAAAAATTTTAGAATGGCTAATGCTGCTAGAAATAGATCAGAAGGTGCTAACACAAACAGACCTGCGAAAAAAAGAGATAGTGCCCAATACAAAAGAGGATATAAGATGGGGATGAAGGGATTAAAGCCTACAGCAAAAACTAATCCTTATGGTGAGACTGAGTTTGAAAAAATGGGTAGATGGGAAGGACAAAATACTAAAAAGAAGAAATCATGAAAAAAAATTTAAAACCTTACTTTACAGCAGGAAACAAAAGCATGAAGGGTAAGCCAGAAAAATTTGGACTACCATCGAACAAGCAGATAGCAAATAGTGTTTACGCTAAGTGTGGTAAAAAGTAATGGCAAAGAAGGGTAGAACAAAAGGTAACAAGATTTGTCCTGCAGGTATTGCCTGGGCAAAGAGAACATTTGACAAGTATCCATCTGCGTATGCTAACATGGCTGCTAGTAAGTACTGTAAAGACCCTAACTACGCTAAAGGAAAAAAGAAAAAATAATGGGAGAGTTAGCTAAATGGAGAAAAGAAAAGTGGGTACGCATTGGAACTGATGGGGAAATCAAAGGTGAATGTGGTACTAGCAAGAACAAAAAAAATCCAGATAGATGTCTCCCTTTAGCAAAAGCTAGAGCGTTAAGTAAAAAGCAACGAGCTAAAACGGCTAGAAAAAAGAAAGCCTCTGGTGGAAAGAAGCAGTTTGTTTCTAACACCAAAGCAGGAAAAGTAACTAAAAAATACACTAAGTAATGTCAATAGAAAAAGGAACAAGATTTCATGGAATACACGAGCCTGTAGAAACAGTAAACAGAGGCTCTGAATTTTCAAACTCTAAAAGAAAAGCTTACACGATTGAAGAAATATCACAAAATTCTAAGATTGGTGTAAGTGTGGAAAATACATCTGTATCAGGAACGTACAGTATAGACCTCAATAAAGATAATCACGAACTAACATTAACAGGTGCAACTACACTATCAGTAGCAAACAATCCATCTGTTGGTGAAACGGTTGTTGTAACTTTATATATAACCTCTACAGTAGATGAATCTCTTACAATTCCAGGAGGATGGACACAGTACGGTGGTACATACGCTAATGATGGTACACGCAACCAACTAGCCTTAAGTGTAAGTAACAACACAGATAGTGGTATTGTTTATGATTTATCAATTTCAAACGCTAACTAATGAGAAGAGCATTAGCTAAATCACTTGGAGCTGCAGAAGAACCCTTTACATTAAAGTGGGAAACTACTACACCTAATGAAGAAATACAAATAGGTATTGGTAGTGGAACATTTGATTATGTTATTGATTGGGGTGATGGTACAGTAGAAACATACAATACAGACGCTAATATCTCTCACACCTATGCAACTGCAGGTGATCATATAACTAAGATTAGTGGTGATTTTCCTCACTTAAGTATGCAAAATCTTACTGATGATATTTATAGAGAAAAACTAAGAGATGTTTTAAATTGGGGAACTATAGTTTGGCAAGATTGGACTAATATGTTTAGGAGTTGTGGAGGTTTTACTGGACTAACCGCTACGGACTTACCAAATTTATCAAATGTAACATCTTTTTCTTATCTTGGTGCTTTTTCTGATTTTGGTAATTACTATAACTCTACGGTTCAAAACTGGGATGTTAGTAATGTGACTAATATGTCTAATTTTTCTTATTATGGTAGTTGGAAAAATAAAATATCAACTTGGGACACTAGTAATGTTACAAACTTTACTAATTTTTTAAGGTCTAATAGTCAGTTTGACAATGGAGCAGACCTTGCGGATATGGATAACTTTGATGTTTCATCTGCTACAAACATGAGTTGGATGTTTAATAGAACAACCCAAATGGCAAATGTTTACATTGGTAGTTGGGATGTAAGTAACGTTACAAATTTTAATACTTTTTCTAATCCGTTGATTATGACTAATAGTGGATTAGAAAACTGGAATATTTCTAACGCATCTAATTTTAGTCAATTTAATGCTTATGGGCAAACAGATATTAGTTTAGCCAATTGGACGCCTACAAGTATGACAAATGGATTGCAATTTTGGATTAATAATTCTTCATTATCTACTGCCAACTACGATGCAACATTGATAAGTTGGGCAGCACAAAGTTTACAATCTAATGTTAATATTAACTTTGGCACATCTCAATACACATTAGGTGGAGCAGCAGAAGCGGCAAAAAATACATTAATTAACACATACAATTGGACTATCATAGATGGTGGTGGTGTATAAATAATAATAATAATAAAATGGCACAATTAAAATCTTTACAAAACACAAAAATATGTTACCCACCAAATGAAACTTGGTTTATATGTTGGGATGGTACACGAGAAAATATAATGGCTTATGGTTCTATACTTCCTACTCAATGTATGGAAACGCCTTGGACAGAAGTTGATTACTATGATAACGAAGCTGAATGGGCTGAAATATTAATAGAGAATGGGATTGATCCATTTCCTGAACCACCGATAGAAGAATAAATTATGGCTATACCAGATGGCACTAAGTTTCATGGAGTAGCTCCATTTGTTGATACAAAAAACAAAGGTTCTGAACAAGCTAACGCAATGAGGGATGCGTATACTATTGAAGAGATAGCGTCTAAGGTTGAGTTTGGTGCAACGGCAATAATTGAACCAGAGTTTATTACTGCAACCTCTGGAGGTAGCGTAACAATTACAACAACTAAAAATATAATTGACCTGACATGGTCAGGTGGATCAGGAACGTTTGATTTAATTCTTCCTTCGGCAACAGATATACCGTACAGATTTTTAAGAATAGTAAACGACTCTACAGTTGTTGCAAGTGATAAAGTTCATGTAGTTGCACCTGGAACAGAAACAATTGATGGAGGTGCGTTTTATGTTATAAACAAAGCGTACAATGGATGTGCAGTTTGGTCTGATGGTAGTAACTGGATAGTAATACAAGCAAAATCATAATTATGGCAGATAAAAGCAAAATGGCCTGCAATAAACCAAGGGCCTCAGATAGAGCAGGTAAAAAGAAAATGGTTAAAGGTTGTGAAGGAGGAAAAGAAAAACTTATTCACTTTGGAGCCAAAGGCTATGGACACAATTATAGTGCTGCCGCTAGAAAATCTTTTAAAGCCAGACATAAATGCGGAACAGCAAAATCGAAGTTGACAGCTCGATACTGGGCCTGTAAAAATTTATGGGCTGGCAAAGGTGGTAGCACAAAATCTAGTCCAAAGAAAAGACAAGGAAAATATTAGTATATTTGTTAAATAAAACTTTACATCATGAAAAAACAAGGTTATAATTCAAGACTAGATGAGTCTTTAGGTTCTAAAAATGGAAAAAAATCTCAATCTTTAAAGTCTAGAAGAGACGAATCAAAAGCAATGGCTAAGAAGAAAACAGGTCATGCATACTCAGGAGACCATAATATGTCTTATGAGTGCATTAACAATGTAAAGAAAAAAATAGGAGGATTAATAAAAAAATAATGGAAAAATCTAAAGGATTAGGCGATTCAATTGAAAAGTTTACAAAAGCCACAGGTATTAAAAAAGTTGTTGATACTGTTTCTAAAGCTACAGGTAAACCATGTGGTTGTTCTGAAAGACGAGATTCTTTAAATAGAGTTTTCCCATATAACAAATAAAATGGCATATCAAAAATTACAAGCGAGTAGAGCAGCAGCAGTTACACCAAGTGATACAGTAGACATTCCTAGTGTTTCTAACTCTAATGGAAGAGGCAACAATGGATGTGTGTTGTATGTAGGCACAGGAGGTGACCTGCGAGTATTAACTGCAGGAGGTGACGATGTTGTGTTTGCAGGATTTCCAGATGGGGGATTTTTGCCAGTAAATGTGGTAAGAGTTTTTGCAACCAACACAACTGCTTCAGGTATTTTAGCACTTTGGTAGTATGTATATAGCTATTGCAAATGCAATTTATTCTTCTACACTTCAAGGATCAGGAGGTGGATTTCCCAAAGCATGTTTTGGGTTAGACTACAATGCCATTACTTCTGATTTTACATTTACACGTAATTCATTCGCAACAAGAGTTAATGAGTTCGGACTAATAGAAACAGTTACTAATTTAGGTTCAGATTTAGTTCAGAATGGTTCTTTTGATGAACTTGGTTCAGAGCTTGTAACAAATGGGGATTTTGAGAATGGCGATACTGATTGGACTAAAGCTGCAAATTGGTCAATAGCAGATGGTAAAGCATCTTCAAATGGGAGTGGCGGTAATTTACAACAAAGTAGTGTTTTAACTGCAAATGAAGTAAATACTTATTTAGTTTCTTATGATATTGTAGACTATGTTAGTGGTGGTGTTATACCTAACTTACACGGTACTGTAAGTGGTACTCAAGGAACTGCAGTAGGTTCTTATTCTGTATATATTACAGGAATATCTTCTGCAAACACTTCTTTGTTTTTTATAAGCAATAATTTTAATGGCTCAATAGACAACGTATCAGTTAAACAAGTAGACCCGAATGATGATTGGTCAAAATCAAACTCAACTATTAGTGATGGTAAAGGTAATTTAGATGGTGATGGTCAAACTTCTTTATTGTGGCAAGACATTTTAACTAATGGAAAATCATACAAGGCTACTTTTACTATTTCCGACTACAATGGATTAGGCGAATCAAGGTTAATGGATAATAATGGTGGTGCTATATACACTATAACAAGCAATGGCACTTTTACAGTATATTTTACACATAGCCAAGCGAGTGGTAATCTTTTATTTAGAGCAAGAAATGGTGCTATATATTCAGTAGACAACGTAGTAGTCCAAGAAGTTCTAACAGATGACGTACCAAGAATAGACTATACAGGTAGTACATTTGATATTCCTGTTTTAGGCGATGAGCTTGTAACTAATGGCTCATTTGATACAGATAGTAATTGGTCGAAACAGAGTGGATGGAGTATTGCTAATGGTGTTGCTACATTTGACATAAATAATTATAGTGGGGGAAATGCAAATATTTATCAAAATTGTATGGTTAGTGGTAAAGAATATGTATTAACTTATGATGTAGTTGATTATGTTCAAGGATTTGTAAGAAATGTTAGTAGGAGTGGTGCAATTCCAAGAACTGCTAATGGTACTTATACGGAAAAATTTATAGCAAATAACGCGAATTTATTTTTAAAAGCTGATCCTGGGACAAATACGATATTAAGTATTGACAACGTATCAGTCAAAGAAGTTACTGCATACACAACAACAGACAAAGGTGCTTTTTTACTTGAACCAATTTCTACAAATGAACTTATTTATAGTGAAGATTTAAGCTCTTGGGCTACATTTGGTTCGCCAATTAGAACAGGAGGTCAAGATGATTTAAGTGGTGGGACATCTGCTTACGCAGTGGAATTTCCAACTGCAAATGATTTTATTAGATTATTAGGAGTTAATACAGTAGGAACGTTTACTGCGTCAGTTTATGCTAAAAAATCTATAGGAGATACGTTTTATTTAAACATAGCAGGTAATATTGGTAATTACAACTTTTCTACTGAATCATTTACCCCAGGCACTGGTTCTCCTACAGGTGATATGATTGATTTAGGTAATGGCTGGTATAGGTGTATTATGACTTTTTCTTCCACAAGCACATCATCACAAGTAAGAATACAATCAAACAGTGGAAGCACAGTTATTTTATGGGCTTGTCAATTAGAAGAATTACCATACGCTTCATCTTATATCCCTACGAGTGGTACAACAGTTACAAGAGCTCAAGAAACTTGTGTTGATGCTACACCCACAATCAATAGTGAAGAGGGTGTTTTATATGCAGAGATAAGTGCTTTAGTGGAAAACGATGGTATTAGACTTATTAGCTTAAATGATGGAACAACAGGAAATATAGTACAGATTTATTATTCAGGTAGCGCGAATAAAATTATATGTCAAACAAAGGTAGCAGGTTCTACTCAATCTTCTCTTCAATACGTTGCTTCAAGTCAGACAGATATTCATAAAGTAGCTTTTAAATACAAAGAAAATGATTTTGCTTTATGGGTTGATGGTGTTGAAATTGGTACTGATTTAGTTGGTTCGGTTTGGGCTGAAGGAACTTTAACTGAATTGGATTTCGACATAGGAAGTGGTTCATTACCTTTCTACGGTAGAACTAAAGATTTAAGAGTTTACTGCAAAGCATTGACAGACGATGAATTAACTGAATTAACAACGATATGAAAACATTACTAGAAACATTATCATCATTACCAAAAGATAAAATGCTACATTTTTTCTACGGAAGTTTATTATCATTTGTGGCTATTCATTTCATGGAAGGTAGATTAGCAGTATTAGCAACATTTGTATTAGCAGTTCTTAAAGAGTTGTATGATATGAAAAAAACAGGGTTTAGTTTTGTAGACATAGCTTTCACAACCGTGCCTGCAATCCTTTATTTAGGAGTTTTAAATATAGATTAATAATGAAAAATATTTTAATTGGTAAATACGAATTTAATTCAGAAGAGCAAGCTAAAGATAAGATTTTAGCCTTAGGCACTGAAATAGAAGGTGAATATACACCAGATAATATTGACAGTATTGTTGAACTTGGTTTTTTAATTATTACACCTGGAACTTATGACCCAGTAACTGGAAAAGAAATAACTCCTCCTGTGTATAGTGATAAATATAGCGTTGATGTGTTGTGGTATGATAAAATAAAAAATCCTTATGGTTGGGCTACCTATCAAATAAACGTACAAGGAGAGGGCGCACATTCATTTTTTGGTGTGCCTTACCAAGAAAATAAAATGCCTTAACTATGATATTTCCACCTCCCACTCCCCCTGGTTCTTAGTTTAAAATATCTAATAAAATTTTGTTAACTTTGTTTATATGAAATACTGCAGTCCCTCAAGCATTACATATCATTATATTCAAGATAATTCTTGTTTTTCAGCAGTTGAAATTAATTATGAATATAACAATGTTTAATAAAATGACCTTATCGGATTTGAAAATATACCTACTAAATAGTATTGCATTAGTCGTTTCGTTTAGTGAAATAGAAGCAGTACTTAAAATAATACTATTGCTAGGATCAATAGTCTATACTGCACAAAGAATTTACGCTAACTATCAAGAAAACAAATGAATTATTTTACATACAAAGAATTTGATTCTCCAGACATGCCTGGAAGCGGTTCGTTAATGCACGAAGATTTTCTTGAGATGCTTGACGAGGTAAGGGATAAATTTGGTAAGCCTATTGTTATAAATAGTGGCTACAGGACAGAAGAGCATAATGCTGCAGTTGGAGGGAAGCCTAAAACAGAAACATCAAAGGGATCAAGTCACATGTATGGATTAGCTGCTGACATCAAATGCACCAATTCTACAGATAGATTTCATTTAGTATTTCTATTACAAGAAACAGGTTTTCAAAGAATAGGAGTTGCTGATACTTTTATTCATATAGACTTGGATTTTGATAAGTCTCAACAGGTAATGTGGACTTATTAGTATGAAAAAGATATTAGAATTTTTTGGAACAAAGGTATTTAAACAAATTGGAGATGTTGTTGATGAGTTGTTTACTAGCGATGAGGAAAGAATAAGAGCCAAGAATGAAATATTTAAAGTTCTTCAAGAGAAAGAGCTTGAGTTGCAGAAAATGCAAACTGAAATAATAGTAGCTGAAGCAAAAGGAAATTGGCTTCAGAGAAGTTGGAGACCAATCCTTATGTTGTCATTTGGGTTTATTATAATTTACACTAAGTTTATATCTCAGCTATCATCACATTTAATAACTCCTGAGTTAGAGCCTGAGTTTTGGAGTTTGCTAGAAATAGGTATTGGAGGTTATGTAATAGGAAGAAGTGCTGAAAAAATTGTAGACAAAGCAGGTCCAATATTTAAAAATAAAAAATAGTATATTTGTTAAAGTAAAATATTAGTTATGCCAAAGATTAGCACATACAATACCGTAACCCCACAAGGAACTGATAAGATTATTATTAGTCAAGAAAACGGAACGCCTACAAACGTAACTAAAAACATCACCGTAGATGCATTAAAGGAATATATTGGCACATCAGACACATCAGGTATTCCTACGCCATATATGTATGTTTTAAAAACGCCTGGTGCAGGTGCTTCGGTAGCTATACAAAAACCTGTTGAAACAGATTGGTTAACTAAAAATCCTCGGCTTTTTATGTTTAGATACACAAAGGCAAAACCTAATTATATTAATAATCAGGATTATGTAATGGGAAGAGGAAACTTTGTTCACCCTTCTCATAACAATGGGGTGTATCAGAAAGCTAATTTTCCAGGAAGCAATTGGGCATCAACACAACAAGATGCTACTTATCGAAATATTTATTTAGGAGCATTATTTCCTATTCCGACAGAGTGGGATATAAATAGTGAATTAAAGATTGCTAAGACAGGGTCAGTGATAACTGACTTTGCTTCATTAAGACCTACCACTTATATTGAAGTGCCTTTTAATCCTTTAGCGTTTTTGTTTGATGGGACAAATACAGAAGTGACCTCGCTTCCTGCTACATCATCAGATTATTATTGGGGTACACGATTATCAGTTCAAGGTTCAAACGCTAATATAAATCCTGATAATAATCCAAATGATTTAAGAACAACACAAATTATAATGAAATTTGCTATAGGCATACCAAACCCTACATGGACAAATACAAACCATGAGTTGCCATACATATTTGGAGATTTATCAAACGCAGTAATGTTAAAATATCGATTCAACGCAAACGATAGAACAATTTGTACATCATATAGTATAACACAAGGAGCAACTGGTCCTTCTGCAAGGGGTGGGGGATAATGTATTTTAAAATATGCGAGGCTTCCAATTAGGACCACATCTTCGTGATGTTTCCAATTAGGACCACATCTTCGTGATGTTTCCAATTAGGATAGCCTCTTCGCTTAGAATACCTCTATTTATTTAGGGGTATTTTTTTTTACTTATATTTGTTATAAATCAAATTAAATTAAATGAATGATATTCGTAAGATAGCAGTAGGTCCTGATTACAAAAATGGAGCTATGCATTATGTTGTAGGTCAAGAAATACTAGGAGGAAGTCATTTAATTCATTTAATAAAAATGAATAAAAGCACTCAATCAATAGGTATTTTTATAGAAAATAAAAAAGGAGAAATTTTTTTATGGAAAGAATTTAATTCTAATATGCCTATTTCTATTGAATATAATATATATTTTGAATGAAATCACCTTTTTATTTTATTGTAAGACCAAAGGATAGTAAAAGATATAATAGTACTAAAAAAATAGGCAATATAGACTTTATTATTAGTACGTCTAAAGAAGACCATGTGGCCTCAAATCGATATGGAGTAGTTGTGGAGACTCCAATAAATTATACAGGTGCTATAAGTGTAGGAGATACCTTGTTAGTTCATCATAATGTTTTTAAATATTATAATGATATGAAGGGAGTTGAAAGAAGTGGAAAAAGCTTTTTTAAGGATGATTTGTTTTTTATAGATAATGACCAATTTTTTTTATATAATCATAATGGCTCATGGAATGCTCATTCTAAATACTGCATGATAAAGCCAATTAAAAAAAAAGAAAGCTACTTAAAGAGCCACGAAAGTGAAGAACCTTTAATTGGATTAGTTAAATACCCAAATAAATATTTAATTAGCAAAGGTATTAAAGAGGGGGACAAAATTTCTTTTAAACCGGATAGTGAATATGAGTTTAATGTTGATGGAGAAAAATTATATCGAATGTTTGATCATCAAATAACTTTATCATTATGAATGTAGATAAGATAAAATTAGACATAATTAAAGCTGGCGAAAAAGCAGTTAAACAATTAATAAAAGTTGCCGAAGAGCAAATTATAAAATATGGAGAAGATGATGAACTTGCAGCTGATAAATTAAAAAATGCTGCTGCTACTAAAAAATTAGCCATATTTGATGCTTTTGAAATATTAACTAGAATAGAAGCAGAAAAAAATTTAATAGAAGGGAAAGAGTCAAAAAATAAAAAACAACCAGTATCAGGATTTGCAGAACGACGATCAACATAGCTTAATAAAAAATTTAAAAGATTTTTTACCAAAAACTGTAATAACTAACAAGAACAAATTTAAGTCTTGGGATTATGGGTATAATGAAAAATATGACTTTATAGTTATATCAAAATCTGGTCAAATTCAAGACATCGTTGAGATAGAAGGAATAAAAATAGCATTACCTAAGCCTCCTAAAAAAATACATTCAAATAGTAAAAAGCAATCTGAACAATATTGGGTTCCTTTTGAATATCCAAAGCAATTACAGAAAATAAAATCTATATTCCAATGGCATGCAGCTCCTTCGTCATTTAAAGATGAGTGGGTTAATTATATCGAAGAAGAGTTTGACAGAAGAGATGAAGGTTTTTGGTTCATGAATAATGGAGTGGAAACATACATGACAGGTTCTCATTATATGTATGTTCAATGGACTAAAATAGATGTAGGGCTTCCTGATTACAGAGATGCAAATAGAGTTTTTTATCTTCATTGGGAAGCTTGTAAAGCTGACAAAAGAAGTTTTGGTCAAGATTATTTAAAAATAAGACGTTCAGGATTTTCTTATATGGCAAGTGAAGAATCTGCAAATATTGGTACTATAAGTAAAGATGCTAGATTAGGAATACTTTCAAAAACAGGGGCCGATGCTAAAAAAATGTTTACAGATAAAGTTGTTCCAATTGTAAACAATTATCCTTTCTTTTTTAAGCCTGTTCAGGATGGTATGGATAAACCTAAAACGGAATTAGCATTTAGAGTTCCTGCTTCTAAGATTACAAAAAAAAATATGTATATAGAAGAAGAGGATATCGTACAAGGACTGGATACCTCTATTGACTGGAAAAATACTGGAGACAATAGTTATGATGGAGAAAAACTAAAGTTATTGGTTCATGATGAATCAAAAAAATGGGAAAAGCCAAATAACATATTAAACAATTGGAGAGTTACAAAAACTTGCCTTCGTTTAGGTAGTAAGGTTATTGGTAAATGCATGATGGGTTCTACAGCTAATGCTTTAGAAAAAGGCGGAGATAATGGTAAGAAATTATATTTTGATTCAAAAGTTTCTAATAGAAATAGAAATGGTCAAACTAAAAGTGGATTATATAGTTTATTTATTCCTATGGAGTTTAATATGGAAGGATTTATTGATAGATATGGTATGCCTGTTTTTAGAACTCCTGAAACACCAATAATTGGTATTGATGGAGAATTAATAAAACAAGGAGCCATTGATTATTGGGAAGCTGAGGTTGATAGTTTAAAAAATGATCCTGATGCTTTAAATGAATTTTACAGACAATTTCCTAGAACAGAATCGCATGCTTTTAGAGATGAAAGCAAGCAATCTCTTTTTAATCTTACAAAAATATATCAGCAAATTGATTATAATGATTCTTTAATAAAAGATAGATTTTTAACTAGAGGTTCTTTTTCTTGGAAAGACGGCATAAAAGATACTCAAGTCATATTTAGCCCAAACAATAAAGGAAGATTTTTAATTTCTTGGACTCCAAATAAAATACTTCAAAATAAAAGATACACAAAAAACGGAGTTTTTTATCCCGGCAATGAACATATGGGGGCTTTTGGTTGCGACAGTTATGATATATCAGGTACTGTAGGTGGAGGAGCTTCAAATGGAGCATGTCACGGTCTAACTAAGTTTCATATGGATGAAGGTCCAGTAAATGAATTTTTCTTACAATATGTTGCTAGGCCTCAAACGGCAGAAATATTTTTTGAAGAAATACTTATGGCTTGTGTGTTTTATGGAATGCCTATACTTATAGAGAATAACAAGCCTAGATTATTGTATCATTTTAAAAATCGAGGATACAGGGGTTATTCAATGACTAGGCCTGATAAGACATGGAACAAACTTTCTAAAACAGAAAAAGAACTTGGAGGGATACCAAATAGCTCAGAAGATATTAAGCAGGCTCATGCAGCTGCAATTGAATCGTATATAGAAAAATATGTGGGATTAGATTTGTTAAGCACTTTTAGAGAGTCAGATTCAATGGGGTCTATGTATTTTACAAGAACCTTAGAAGATTGGGCTAGATTTAATATAAATAATAGAACTAAATTTGATGCCTCTATTAGCTCAGGTTTAGCAATAATGGCTTGTCAAAAAAGCCTATATCAACCTGTTAAAAAAAAATCAAAAATAAAACTTAACTTTGCTAAATACGACAATAAAGGAAGTTACAGTCAAATCATGAGATAAATGAAAGATGTAAAGATAAATATTAATCCAACAGGATTTCCAAGTCAATTTGTTTCTGACTCTGAAAAAAAATCTTTTGAATTTGGATTGCAAATAGGTCAAGCTATTCAATATGAATGGTTCAGAAAAGACGGTGGTCAAAGCAGGTTCTATAACCAATGGGCGAACTTTCATAGATTAAAACTATATGCAAGAGGTGAGCAAAATATTCAAAAATATAAAAATGAATTAGCTATTGATGGTGATTTAAGTTATTTAAATTTAGATTGGACTCCAATTCCTATTATTCCAAAATTTGTAGATATTGTTGTTAATGGAATGTCAGATAGGCTTTTTAAAGTAAATGCATACGCTCAAGATGGAATGTCTTTGGACAAAAGAAGCAAATATCAAGTACAACTTGAAAAAGATATGCTTTCTAAAGATCTAATGAAGCAGGTTCAAAATCAATTTGGAATAGATACTTTTGCTACATCAGAAGAAGAAGTTCCAAATACTTCTGAAGAGTTGGCTCTTCATATGCAATTAAAATACAAGCCGTCTATTGAAATAGCTGAAGAAGAAGCTATTAATACCGTTTTAGAAAGCAATCGATATAATGAAATACAAAAACAACTTTATTATGATCAAACTGTTTTGGGTATTTCTATGTGTAAAAATAGATTTTTACCAGGTGCAGGAATAGTAATTGATTATGTTGATCCCGCTAATGTTGTTTATAGTTACACAGAAGACCCTCATTTTCAAGATTGTTTTTATTGGGGGGAAATTAAAACACTTCCAATAACAGAGCTTAAAAAAATAGACCCAAGCTTGACAAGAGTAGATATGGAAGAAATATCTAAATACAGTCAAAGTTGGTATGATTATAACAATACTGCTCAATATTATAATAATAGCCTGTTTAGTAAAGATAGCGCAACTGTTTTGTTTTTTAATTACAAAACAACTCAAACTTTTACTTACAAGAAAAAAGTAAATGCTTCTGGTGCAGAAAGATTAATTGAAAAAGACGATACTTTTGACCCTACTCAAGAAATGATGGAAGAAGGTAGGTTTGAAAAAGTATCTAAAACAATTGATGTTTGGTATGAAGGCGTTATGGTAATGGGTACAAATATTCTTCTTAAATGGGAAATGTCTGAAAATATGGCTAGACCTCAATCGGCGTCTCAAGAAGTATATCCTGAATTTGTAGCTTGTGCTCCAAGAATGTATAAAGGAGCTTTAGAATCTTTAGTCAAAAGAATGATTACGTTTGCTGATTTAATTCAAATTACTCATTTAAAATTGCAACAAGTAATATCTAGAGTTGTTCCTGATGGCGTGTTTATAGATGCAGATGGATTAAATGAAGTTGACTTAGGAACAGGTCAGGCATATAATCCAGAAGATGCTTTAAGAATGTTTTTTCAAACAGGATCTGTTATTGGCAGAAGCTACACTCAAGATGGTGATTTTAATCAAGCAAAAGTTCCTATTCAGCAATTAAACAGTAGTTCAGGTCAAGCAAAAATTCAAAGTTTAATAGGCTCTTATAATCATTATTTACAAATGCTAAGAGATGTTACAGGTTTAAATGAAGCTAGAGATGGCTCTACGCCTGACTCTTACTCTTTAGTAGGATTGCAAAAATTAGCAGCATTAAGTAGTAATACTGCAACAAGACATATATTAGATTCAGGATTAGAGATAAGTCAAAGACTTTGTACCGCTTTATCTAGCAGAATTGCAGATATGCTTGAATACTCTGATTTTAGAGAAGAGTTTGTAAACCAAATTGGTAAGTTTAATGTTGGAATTCTTGATGAAATAAAAGAATTATATCTTAGTGATTTTGGAATATTTATTGAAATACAGCCAGATGAAGAACAAAAAAGAATGTTAGAGGCTAATATTCAAATGGCTTTGCAGCGTGATTCAATAAATTTAGAAGACGCTATTGATATTAGAGAAATTAGAAATATAAAATTAGCCAATCAAGTTTTAAAACTTAAAAGAAAAGCTAAGCAAGATATTGAACAACAGCAAAAAGCAGCAGCAGCCCAGCAGCAAGGTCAAATAAATATGCAATCTCAACAAATGGCAGCTCAAACAGCAATGCAAAAGCTTCAAATGGAAACTCAAGCTGAAATGCAGATAGAAGAAGCTAAATCTAAATTTGCTGTTCAAAAAATGCAAGGTGAAGCAGCTATAAAAGCTGAGTTAATGCAGTTAGAGTTTAAGCTTAACATGCAATTAAAAGGAGTTGAGCTTGATGGATTAAAAAGCAGAGAAACTCAAAGAGAAGACGCAAAGTCTAAAAGAATATCTCAAGCAAATACAGAGCAATCTAAATTAATAGAACAGCGTAAAAACAATTTACCTCCTATTAGTTTTGAATCATCAGAAGATAGTTTAGATGGCTTTGATTTAGCAGAATTTGAGCCAAGATGATAGGATAAAATTAAATCAAATTAAATTATTAACTTTGTAAAAATCAAATTAAATGAAATTAACAGTAAAAGAAGTAAATCCAATTGAACAAAAATCTGTTCAAGAGGTAGAAAAAAATCTTTTAGAAAAACACGAGCAATCTTTAAATAATGAGTCTTTAGTAGAAAATGAGCCTTTGAAAACAGAGGGTCCTTTGAAAACAGAAGAGACTTTAAAAACAGAAGAGCCTGTTGAAATAAAAGATGAAGACGTTCTTTCATATATTAAAAACAGATATAAAGACAAAGAAATATCTTCAATAGATGATTTATTTACTCAAAGAGAAATGAATCAAGAATTACCAGAAGATGTTTCTAAGTATTTAAATTTTAAAAAAGAAACTGGTCGAGGCTTTAGTGACTTTGTAAAAGCAAATAAAAATTACAATGAACTAGAAGACGATCAAGTGTTAGCTGAATATTATTCTTTAACAGAAGAGGATTTAGATAATGAAGATATTCATTATTTAATGGAATCTAAATTTTCATACGATGAAGATATAGATGATGAGTCTGAAATTAAAAAGAAAAATATAGCTAAAAAAAGAGAACTTTCTAAAGCAAAAAAATATCTTAATGATTTTAAAGAAAAATATAGTGTTCCTCTTGAGTCAAGTGGGAAAACTATTTCTGATGAAATTCAAAAAGAGCTTGATGCTTATAAAAGTTATATTCAAGAGTCTAAAACTATTGAAGAAGCTAATAGAAAAAAGAATGAGTATTTTGAAAAAAGAACAAACGAAGTTTTTAATCCTGAATTCAAAGGTTTTGAGTTCGAAATAGGAGATAAAAAAATAGGTTATTCTTATGGAGATGCTCAGGAAATGAAATCTAAACAAATAAACCTAAATAATTTTATAGGAAAATATATTGGGGAAGATGGTTTGATTTCAGATGCACAAGGCTGGCATAGAGCATTAAGTGCTGCTATGGATCCTGAACGTTTTGCTAAGTATTTTTACGAGCAAGGTAAGGCAGATGGTGTAGGTGATATTACTAAAAAAAGTAAAAACATCAACATGAATGTCAGAACTACGCCACAAAAAATTGGTGATACAGGATTTAAAGCTAGAGCAATTAGCAACAATAACGGTAAAGGCTTAAGGATAAGAAGCAATAAAAATAAATAAATAATTTAAAAAAAATAAAATCATGGCAGGATCAGTTCAAGCAACCCCAGGTTTTGATTTGCAACCAAGTTCGGAGCAAGTCTTATTACAAACAAACTATATTACAAACTTTGATTTCTTAAATCAGTATCTCCCGGATACTTATGAAAAAGAATTTGAAAGATATGGTAATCGATCAGTAGCATCATTCTTAAGAATGGTAGGCGCTGAAATGCCTTCTAACTCAGACCTTATCAAATGGGCAGAGCAAGGAAGATTACACACAAAGTACACAAATGTAACTTCAGCAGCAGCAGCTGGTCAAGATATAGCTACTTTGACAATTGGAGACGTATTAGTACCAGGTTCTGGTTCTATTGCTATTCGTGTTGGTCAAACAATTATGTTATCTGACAGTACAGCAGCCTCTACAAATAGTAACAAAGCAATTGTAACAGCAGTAGATACTGCAGCAGGTACAATTGATGTTGCTTATTACGAAGCAGGAGGACAAACAATGGCAGCAGCAGTTGTGTGTTCATTATTCATTTATGGTTCAGAATTTCAAAAAGGTTCTATCGGAATGCAAGGTCAATTAGAGGCTGATGATTCAATCTTTGAAAACTCTCCAATTATCATTAAAGACCGTTACGCAGTATCAGGTTCAGATATGGCACAAATTGGATGGATTGAAGTAACTACAGAAAACGGTGCAACTGGATTCTTATGGTACATGAAGTCTGAGCACGAAACTCGTTTACGTTTTGAAGATTATCTTGAAACAGCAATGGTTGAAGCAGTACCAGCGGAAGCAGGTGGTGGAGCAGCTGCAATTGTAGAAGGTGTTGCCTCTGGTGTAGGTAATAAAGGTTCTGAAGGACTTTTCTATGTTGTTGAGCAAAGAGGAAATGTGTGGGCAGGTGGAAACCCTAATGCTTTAGCAGATTTTGATGCAATCATTTCGCGTTTAGATAAGCAAGGTTCTATTGAAGAGAATGTAATTTTCTTAAATAGAGACTTTGGATTTGATATCGATGATATGTTAGCTGCTCAAAATTCTTACGGAGCAGGTGGAACTTCTTACGGTCTTTTTGACAATGATGAAGAAATGGCACTTAATTTAGGTTTTTCAGGTTTCCGTAGAGGTTACGACTTTTACAAAACTGATTGGAAATACCTAAACGATCCGACAATGCGCGGTGATATCGTTGGTGGAGCTATAAATGGAATATTAGTTCCTGCAGGTTCTACAACTGTATACGACCAAGTTCTTGGAAAGAACGCTAAGAGACCATTCTTGCATGTTCGATACAGAGCTTCAGAAACTGAAGACAGACGTTACAAAACTTGGATTACAGGTTCAGCTGGAGGAGCTGCTACATCGAATTTAGATGCGATGGAAGTAAACTTCTTATCAGAAAGAGCTCTATGTACTTTAGGTGCTAACAACTTCTTTATTTTCAATAACTAGAAGTAATTAATACTAAAAGGCTCAGCTTAATGTTGGGCCTTTTAATTATAAATCAAATTAAATTTAAATCAAATGACAACTTCAAAAAAAACTATTGCTGCAAAAAAACCCACAAACGCAGTAAAACACAAAAAAAAATCTTTTGTAAACAAAGCTTACAAATTAACTAAAAATCAAGCTCCATTAAGTTACTCTATACCATCTAGAAACACTAAAAGAAAATCTCTTTTATGGTTTGATGAAGAAACAGGAGTAAATAGAGCTTTACGATATTCTAAAAATCAAAAAAGTATATTTGAAGATGAACAAGATAAAAATGTAATCTTAGAACCGATTGTGTTTGAAGATGGACTATTATTTGTTCCAAAAGAAAATCAAATACTACAAAAATTCTTAGCACATCACCCAGGTTTGGGGCATATGTTTGTAGAGGTTGACAAAGAAAAAGATGCTAGTTCTGATGTAGATTATTTAGATTTAGCTCTAGATGCTCAAATGTCAGCAAAAGAATTAGATATTGAAATGCTAGAAACTGTTGCAAGAGTTGTAATAGGTTTAAGAGTAGATAATTTAACTTCTTCTGAATTAAAAAGAGATGTTAGATTATTTGCAAAACAATATCCTAATGATTTTATGGAGGCTTTAAATGATCCTTTATTGCGTCTTCAAAACAAATGCGCTAAATTTTTTAGTCAAAATCTTTTGATTCTTAAAAACAAAAAAGATGTTTACTACAATATAGCTGGTAATAAAAATAAATTATTGACAGTTCCTTATGGAGAAGACCCATTATTTATATTAGCTTCGTTTCTTCAAAGTGACGAAGGATTGGAGGTTTTAAGGATATTAGATTCAAAGTTAGATTAATAGCAAATTACTAACTATTTCCAAAAAGGGGCTTTGATTATTCAAGCCTCTTTTTTTTTGTATATTTGTGAAAAGGATTATCAATGGCATCTATTATAAATACAGTAAGAGCAACTGTTCTTTCAATTGCAAACAAAAACAACTATGGGTATATAACCCCTAGTGACTTTAATTTATATGCAAAACAAGCTCAATTAGACATATTTGAAGATTATTTTTATGAATATAACAATTGGATTGTAAAGCAAAATGCTAGAGTTTCAGGAAGCGGATATGCTGATATTGTAAAGGGACTCGTAGAAGTTGTAGATAGCTTTTCTTTAACAAGCAGTTATACTCCTATTTTAAATCAATTTGATTTACCAAATGACTATTATTTAGTTAATAAAATTTATTTTACTACAGACAGTACAGAAATAGAAAGAGTTAGTCAAAGCAAAATACTCTCATTAAATGCTTCTCAATTAACAGCTCCGTCTGAAATGTTTCCTGCGTATACGCTTGAAGGAAATACAGTTACTATATACCCCTCATCTACTAAAACCATAAAAACACAATACATAAGATATCCAAAAGACCCTAATTGGACTTATATTTCATTAAACCAAGGAGAACCTGTTTTTGACCGATCAGCAGCCGATTATCAAGATTTTGAATTACCATTATCTGATCAAGTTAATTTAGTAAACAAAATACTTCAATATGCAGGTATGTCAATAAGAGAAATACCATTAGTTCAATTTGGTCAAGCAGAAGAAAGCATAGAAAACACACAACAAGGATAAGATATGGCATATTTAACACAGTATCAATATTATGAAAATGATGGAAATAATCCTGAAAATGCTAATTGGGGTTCATATCAATATATTACATTAAAAGACATAGTAAATAACTTTGAGTTAATGTATGTTGGAAATGATAAATTAATAAATAACGTAGAAAGATATAATATTTTATTTCATGCAAAACGAGCAATACAAGAATTAAATTATGATTCTTTAAAAGAAATTAAAATTTTAGAATTAGCAGTTGATGATACTTTAAGATTTATTTTGCCAAGTGATTATGTTAATTGGGTTAGAATTTCAATGTATAAAAATGGAATATTATTACCTTTAACTGAAAATATTCAAACAAATTGGAGTGACGCATATCTTCAAGATAATAATTATAAAATATTATTTGATCAAGATGGTAATGTTTTAAAACCTGAGTTTTCAACGGTGGATATTGATAGAATTACAGGAAGCAATAAAACTATATATTTAAATGCTGAAAGTCCTTATGACGGACAAGAAGGTTATTTTTATAATGGAATATGGTATTTTGAATATCCTATCGGCGGAAGATATGGTTTAAATACTGAGACAGCAAATCAAAACCCTACTTTTAAAATAAACAAAAAATCAGGAGTAATTAATTTTAGTTCAGATATGGCGGGAGAGTTAATTGTTTTAGAATATGTTTCAGATGGAATGGAGAGTGGTGTAAATGCGGATATAAGTGTAAATAAATTATTTGAAGAGTTTATTTATGCTTACATAAAATATGTAATACTTTCAAGCAAATTCGGTGTTCAAGAGTACATTATAAATAGAACTAAAAAAGAAAAATCAGCTCTTTTAAGAAACGCAAAAATAAGATTAAGCAATATCCATCCAGGGAGATTATTAATGAACCTAAGAGGTCAAAACAAGTGGATAAAATAATATGGCTAAAATTCAAAAGAACTTTATAAAAGGTCGAATGAATAAATCCGTTGATGAACGCTTAGTTCCTCAAGGAGAATACATAGACGCTTTAAATGTTAGGTTAGGTTCTACTGAAGGAACTGAAATAGGAGCAGTAGAAAACTCTAAAGGAAATAGTCTTTTAGTTGAAATTAAATATTTAAATCTTCCCCTAACATCCAATGCAAGGTGTATTGGCGCATATGAAGATGGAGCCAATGAAACTATCTATTGGTTTGTTCATGACCAAAATAACATATTGTCTCCAACAGGGAAAGTTGATATGATTATTTCATTTAATATTCAAAATTCTATTTTATTTTACCACGTTATATCTACTTCTGTATTAAATTTTAGTAAGGATTTTTTAATTAATGGAATAGATTTAATTGGAGATTTATTGTTTTTTACAGACAATTTAAATCCTCCTAGAAAAATAAATATAAATAGAAATTACTTAGAGCCCGTTTCTGGAATAGACCAAATAACAGAACAAGATATAGGTTTAATAGTGGCGCCTCCCTTAAGTGCTCCTGTATTAAATCAAATTCAAATTGCAGGAGAAGAAAATTATATGGATGACTTGTTTTTAAGTTTTGCATATAGGTGGCAATATGAAGATGGAGAGTATTCTGCTATATCACCATTTACAAGAGTATCGTTTACTCCGGGCCCATTTCAGATAAATTATGACACATACAATAATGATGGAATGAAAAACATCTTTAATAGTGTTAATATTTCTTTTGATGTTGGAGGAAGAAATGTAAAAGATGTTGATGTTTTATTTAAATTCTCAACAAGCCAATCAGTAAATGTAATTGAAAGATATAATAAAATTGACCAAGGTTGGCTTGACAATACAACTCAATCTATTCAGTTTACAAATAAAAAAATATACACAGCTCTTCCTGAAGAACAATTATTAAGACTTTATGATAATGTGCCTAGATTAGCTCAAGCTTTAACTATAATGGGAAATAGATTGATGCTTGGTAATTATGTTGATGGCTATGATGTTGTAAATGAAAATGGCAAACAAATATATTTAAACTATGATTTATCTTTAATAACAGAGTCTTTAGTAAATGATGAGCTTGAGGGTGTTAGAAACTCTTTTAATTATACCATAGATAATATTGTGTCAGTTCAAAATTCATTGGTTCAAATAAATTTTGCAGGATTAAATTTAATACAGGGATCTCAAATAGGAATTGATTTTAATTATGTTAGTTCTCAATATAGTGGTGACCCTTTATATGATGACGGCACTCAGCCTGAAAATCAATTTAATTTTACATTTTTATTTAATTTACAAGAAAACTATTCTAATATTCATGATTTAGTTACTAGTCCAGAATTTGTGGATGCAGTATCTTCGTTTCAACCTATTCCGAATTGCTCTGATGGAACTTCTGTTACTGATGTTTTTAACTGTGGAATCGTAGCCAAAAATAATTGGTCTTATGATGGATTTGGTGTTGCAGGTATAAATGAAGGATTTGTTATACAAAGTTCAGCAGGAAGTGATGTTGTAGGAATTATTGTTCCAGGGCTTAGGTTTGAAGAAATAGCAGCTCCAGGGAATTATGCTTACGAATATTTACAAGCAATTGAGGTGACTGGATTATACTCATTAGACTCATCAAAAGAAAGTCTTCATAGTAATAGAGACTATGAAATTGCAATAGTGTACATGGATGACTATGGAAGAAGCACAACTGCATTAGTAGATACAGAAAATACTGTTTACATTCCATGTGAAAACTCAATAACAAAAAATAATATAAGAGTACAATTAAATAATTATCCTCCTTATTGGGCTACAAAATATAAATTTGTTATCAAAGAGTCCAAGACAGGATACAGAACAATTTATTCTAATATATTTTTTAGAGAAGAAGAAACTGGCAATGTATGGTATAAACTTGAAGGAGATAATAGGGATAAAGTTAAAGATAATTCTAATTTATTTGTAAAATCAGATAGCAATGGTCCTGTTCTTAGATGCACAGAAACTAAAGTTTTAGACTTTCAGAGTCAAACAGAAGATTTTTTATGTACAAAAGACGCAGATGGACAGGTTATATCAGGGACTTGTGGTCAGCCTGCTGGAACTTATATGCAGCTTAAGCCATCTAATTTTGCTGCAAATGCCCCAGATAATTCATTTATAGACAAAACAAGTCAAGGAGGTTTTAGTTATATTACTCAATCACCTAATACAGGTTCTAGTTATAGCTATGCAAGGGTTTCTTGTGCATTTGAAGATGACGCAAATCCTGGATCCTATATTCCTTTTGATATTCCGTCAGGCAGTATAATTGAATTTAGATTTAATACTAATAGAAACAAAAGAGGGTCTAGATGTGGAAGCAGAAGGTATGACTACAACAAGACATTTACAGCAGGTCAAGATTATTCAGATTTAGCTGCGTTTGTTGCTGGTCAAAATATAGATTTTACAAATGGAATATCAACTGGTAGTGATGATACAATAAATACTATAGACCAAATTAATGGGATACAGCCTTATTTTACAAATTATGTTAATCCAGGGACAACGACTATTAGTTTTCAAGAAGAAGCAGATGGAAATCTTTGGTTAATTATACAAACAGGTACTCCTAGCTGTTCTTCTCCAGATAAAAGAGGTTCTTATGAAACGGTTCAAATTGTTGTTAATAGAACCACTACTTTAAGTATTTTTGAAACTGAACCAATACAGGCAAATGATGAGCTTTATTATGAAAACGAACAAACTTTTGATATTGTAAATGGATTTCATTTATCAGGTAGTGCAGACTCTGACCAACCTCAGACATTAAGTCAACCTGCAATTGTTGATTTAAGTTTTTTTAACTGCTATACTTTTGGTAATGGAGTAGAATCTGACAGAATTTTAGATGCATTAACAACACCCGTCTTGTTTTTAGGCAGCAAAGTTACTTCTGTATCTGAAGAAGAATACAAGGAAGTTCACAGATTTTCAGACATAACTTATAGCGGAGTATTTAATCAAGAAAGCAGGTTAAATAAATTAAATCAATTTAATTTAGCTTTAGCAAATTTTAAAACTCTTGAAAGAGAGTTTGGCCCATTAAGAAAAATGCATGCAAGACAAACTGATATTCTTACTTTGCAGGAAGATAAAATATCATATGTATTGGTTGGTAAAAATTTATTATCTGATGCGGCTGCAGGCGGCGCCATAACATCTATTCCTGAAGTTTTAGGAACTCAATTAGCTAGAATAGAAGAATACGGAATAAGCAATAACCCTGAAAGCTTTGCTGTTTATGGATTTGATGTTTATTTTACAGACGCAAAAAGAAGTTCTGTTATAAACTTAAAAGGAGGCTCTGCAAAATCAGACAAGCTTTCTGTTATATCTCAAGTAGGTATGCGTAGTTGGTTTAGAGATTTATTTTTAAAATCATTTTTTACAGAAAAACTTGGTGGGTTTGATCCATATATGAATGAATATGTGTTAAGTTCAAATGCAAATTTAGTTCCTGTTCCTGCTTTGGAAAGAGAATGCGGATATGTCTTAGAGCAGCTAAATACTTTAAATACTTTTTCATTTAATTTAAACTTAGGAACTACTATTGGTGATGTAAATATAGATTACAATATATCTTCAGGCAGTTTGGCAGTTTCTATTTTTTACAATCAAAATCTTATAGTAAATGCTTTTATTTCAGGAACAGGCGTGTTGACGTTTAACAAGCCTCAATCAAACCCAATATTAGCTCAAATCGTTATAGTTCCTCAAGAAAATACTAGCTATACGATGAAGTTTAATTGTCCTGAAACAACAGAATTAACTGTAAGACAAATATTTTTAAATAGCCCTACAGATGTGGGTGAAACAGCAAAAATAAGATATAAGTGGGAATTATCATCAAACATAAGTCCTTATAACAATAACTTTATAGTAATGGAATCAGATGGGGTTTCATTGTTTCAAGACCAAACAGGCCCAGAATCTTTTGGAACAATACCCGCGGAGGGCTCAATTGTTACGATGCAGATAAAAACATTAACAGTTTTTAATCCGCTTTCCGATAAATTATTATACTTAATATCTGATGTTAATTATCAAGAATCTGATATAAGTACATTAATTCCATTATTAAATAATATAACACCAATACAAAGCTTTCCTACAAGCGGATCGTATTATGCTCAATTTATTTATCAAAATCCTAGTGACGAAAAATTCTTATATTTGGTATGGGATTTAAGAGATAGTGCAATTGAGACTTTTTGTTATGATGCAACAAGCTTTCAATCTGCTTGCTGTGATTGCGTAAGCGAACCGGGAATCATAAGTGAGTTTTGTTATGACGCATCATCAGAAGTATCTGCTTGTTGTGATTGTGGGTCTCAACCTTAAAAAAATATAAATGGCAACAACAGTAAATAAGTATTTAGATAACGCAGATTTTTTATTAGCAACAGCTGTTTTTGATGACGCAGCTCTAACGACTCCTGCGGCTGATGGATTTTATCAGCAAAATGGAATATATAGAGAACAATCTGGCGGAGCTTTAATTGCGGGATCAACAACATGCCCTTCTTGTTCAGGAAACTCACAAGAGTTAAGACTTAATGGGGTTTCGGCACAAAACCTATGTTGTACATCTAGCACACTATATACTGCTCATTTTGCTACAGGTGATTCTTTTACAAACCCAGCTACTACATTAATGTATGCTGACTCAGGTCTTCTAAACTTAGCCCCAGATGGATGGTATAAATTAAAAAATTCCACTCAATACAGGCAGCAAAACTTAGGTGTACTGGGAGCTTTAACAGCTTGTCCTACATGTCCGTCAGGAGGATTTTTTATGTCTCAAGGAAGAAGCGTTTGTACTGATTTTTGCGCAACATCACCAAGTTATGTTTGTACAAGCCAACAATATGTTGTTAGTGGTAATGATTACTTTACTCTTACTATTGGAGATGTTATAGCAGGTGCGTTTACTTTTGTTGATGGATACTATGCGTATGCAGACACTAGTGGAGTATCAACTCCTAATGGGGTTTTTAGAATAATGGAGCTATTTAACAATGAAGTTGTTGATATACTTGAATGCGATAATGTGCCAGGGGGCCCTTGTGTAAATCTTTAAAATATGGCTGAAGATAATTTATGTTACGGATGGTTACCAGTAAATTTTTACATGGTAGATATTGTTTTTAAAGCTAATACCACATATTATTATGGTAATTTTAATACGTTCACAAATGGAGAAACTGATTATCCATATTCTGGATTAATAAAATTAAATGAAGATTTAAGCGTTGATACTGCTTTTGATACTGGGACTGGGTTTAATCAAATTTTATATGTAGGAGAAAGCATTACGATACAAGATGATGGAAAAATAATATGTACAGGATTTTTTACTTCATTTGATGGAGTTACTCAAAACAGAATAACAAGATTAAACGCTGATGGTTCTATAGACTTGGCTTTTTCTCAAAATATTGGAACAGGATTTAATAATTACACTCAAGGGTCTAAAGTAGACTCTAATGGGTCAATAGTTATTACAGGATTGTTTAATAATTTTAATGGCACACCATCTAGTCGTATTGCTAGATTGTTGTCTGATGGAACAATAGACCCTAGTTTTGCGATTGGTTCAGGTTTTTCAGGTGGTAGTAACACAGGAACTGATGTTTTAATAAACCCTGACAACTCAATGTTTTGTTTAGGGTATTGGAATACATTTAATGGGGTAGCAACTTCCCCTGGAATAACAAAATTAACCTCTACAGGAGCATTAGACCCTTCTTTTGATGGAGGAACAGGAATATTTCCATACTTATGTATAAATAATGGTCAGGTATGCTATCCTAATTATTTTTTTAGATACGCAAACGAAACTTCTTTTTACGTAACAGGGAATCTTACTAGATATAACGATGTCTCTGTTGGATATATTGTTAAAATTAATGAAGATGGCTCTATAGATACTTCTGCTAATTTTGGACTAGGATTTAATGGTTCTACTTATTTATCTACAATTATATGGAATAATAAAATTTACATACAGGGAAGTTTTACTTCGTATAACGGAATAGATTCTTATCAAAATATTGTTTTAAACTTAGATGGTTCTGTATTTTATGCTTTTGACGAGCCTGAAGATTTTTCTCCGTATGATTATTACCAGCCATTAATTATTGGAACTAAAATATACGCACCTGTTGAAGGGTGTTATCAGCCAATATTTGATGAAAGTGAAGGCTCTAATTTAAAATCTTACACTTTGACTTTTAGTGAATCTGTCAATGGATGGCCTTCTTTCTATAGTTATGAGCCTGATTTTATATTAGGAATGAATCAATATCTTTATACGTTTAAAAACGGAAACCTTTATAGGCACAACACTAATGAAAGAAGAAATAATTACTATGGTTTAGATTATCCTTCAACAATAACAGGCGTTTTTAATCAAGAGCCAACAACAACTAAAGTATTTAAAACCATTGAACTTGAAAGTGATGATGCTTGGGACTGTGATGTTCTTTCTGATTTAGGAACTGGATTTATGCCTGCTTCTTATTTTGTTTTAAAAGAAGGAGCTTATTTTGCATACATAAGAAGAATAGAAGGCTCTGATAATTTAGAGCTTAGGTCTGCACAAGGAATAGGAACTTTTGACTCAACATCAGGCGTTGGACCAAATCCAATTACTTTAACCTTTGTTTTTTCTATAGATTCAATGTTAAGTATTGGAGATGTCGCGTATTATAATAATGCAGGAGTTATAGAGGAAATAGGCGAAATAACATCAATAAGTGTAGATAGAAAAACTATAACAATAAGTAATCCTTTGATTTTAACAGCCGTGCCTTCAAGCTACATTTTATATGTAAAAAACAGCGTTGCAGAGTCTTATGGTACATTAGGTTATTTCTTACAGTTTAAATTAACAAATAACAACACAGAATCTGTTGAGCTTTTTACTGTTGATTCAGATGTGTTTAAAAGTAATCCTTAGTTTTTGTATCTTTGTTTTAATGGAGGTAAGGAAATTAAATTCAGAAGATTATGATTCGATATTGGTAAATTGGTGGAAAGATTGGAGATGGACAGCTCCACCAAAAGATTTTTTACCAAATAATGGAGAAGGAGGATTTATAGTATACGACAAAGGAACTCCTGTTTGTGCAGGGTACATGTATGTAACAAACTCAAAAGTAGGTTGGTGTGATTGGGTTATTTCTAATTTTGAATATAAGGATAAAGAAAAAAGAAAAAAAGCTTTAGTGTTTTTAATAGGAGTATTAACAAATTCATTAAAGTTATCTGGATGTAAATATTCGTATGCTCTTTTAAAATCAAAATCACTAACTGAGCATTATGAAGAAAATGGTTACATTGAATCTGGAACGTACAACAAAGAAATGATTAAAGAATTATAATATGGCAGCATTTACAACAATAGCAGCAGCTACAGTATCAATAGGTGGGTCAGTCGCTAAAGGAGCTTTAGCAGGTGATGCTGCAAAAACAGCAGCTAGAGAAGCAGGAAGACTTAGATTAGAGCAAGAGCAACTAGAAAAAGAATCTGTAGCTAGATTAGAGCAGAATTTTTATGACGCAGTTAGAGCCACTACAGATGTATATGATAAGCAATTAGAGAGAGGCAATGTAATGGGTGCTCAAATATTAGAAGCTGTTCAAGAAGGAGACCAAAGAGGAGTAGCCGCAGCAGCAGGGAAAGTAAAACAGATTCAAGATGCTACCTTGTCGGATACTGCTGATAAATTTGCAAAACAAAAATTAGATATAGACATGGCTCGTGCTGAGGCAGGAGAAAGGTCTGCATCAGAAATAGCAGCGCTTCAAGATGATAGAGCAGCAGCAGCAGGATTAAAAGCTGATGCATTATCAGCTCAAGCTGATCAGTTGAGAGGACAGTCAACAGGTGCATTTATAGATGCGGGTGTTGCTGCGCTAAAAACAGGAGTTTCATTGGCAGGGTCTATTCAAGGTAAGGCTGGAGATAAAGCGGCTGAGAGCTTAGCTGAATCAGAGGGTATTAGTATAGATGAAGCTAGGTCTCAAATATCCAAATATACAGGAAAAGAAGTAAGACAATTTAATAGAGGAGATATTTCAGCAATTGATGTTTCTAACAGAAGTAATGTGACAGGGTCTGTTCCTTCGCCTGAAAGTATTAATACTAATAATACTCAAACGATAGGAGAAAACATTGCAGGAGTTTCAACAGCGCCACAAAATAATAAAAATATAATGACCTTTAACGGAATGAATGTTAATATGTCTCAAATAATGCAAATTGCTGAATATGAAAAACAGAGAAGAAATCAGCAAGAGAATAAGTCTGTTTATGATTTTAACAATGTATTAAGTTCATTTAGTACTATTTTTGATGCTAATCCTTTTAAAACAACAAAATAAATGGGCAATAAATTAGACGCTACTAGAATTGCATTAGAAAAAGGTTTTACAGGTGTAAGTGACCCAACAACTACACTCTCTGCTATAACCAAAGGGATGCAGGATGTTGCATCTTGGAAAAAAGGAATAGATGATGCTGAAATAAAACTAAAAACAGATACAGCCAAAGCCTATCAAGACGCTAAAAAACTAGCAACAGAGCGAATGACAGGCAATAAAACTGTAGATGCTGCTATTTTAGAAGCTTTAAAAAGTACTCAAGATAGATTGTATGACAATCAAAGAATGGTTCAAAAAGGAATGCAGACTCCTACAGACAACCTTATATTTAGACAAAACGCAAGCTCAAGTTACGACATACTTTCTTCATACTTACAAGATTATGACGCTAACTTTCAACAAGCAATAAAAGAAGCACAGGGATACATAGATGAGGAAACAAAGGAATTTATAAAGCCTACAGCGGGAGCATATCAAGCTGCTATACAAAGGTTTCAAACCACTTTAGGGAATCCTAATTTATACGAAATTGTAAGTAGTGAGAATGGAAGTCTTAATATGAATCTTTATAAAACAAAAATAAATACCACCACAAACACTAGGGAATTGGTTTTAGATGATGATGGAAATCCAATTATAGATCCCACTATGTCAGGTATTGGGGCCTCAGCTCTTTTAAAAGGTAAGAATCAAAAATCACCTAGAGTTTATATGGATGACAATATAAACAAGGCATTGGCTGAGGATACGGCAATAAGTAACGCTTATCAGGTAATGCAAGATGAAATAGGATATCAAAAAGTAACTGTTGACGACGTTAGGAATAATCCGAATATAGCAAGGCTTATTGATACAGCAGCTATATCAGGGACAACTACTGTAGAACAAAGACTGAGTATTTTAGCGGATAACATGCCTGCAGGTATGGAACAGATACCTGTCAACCCAAACGAGGTTGAGGGATTAAAAGCCCAAGGTATTGATTTAGATGAAAAAGTCAAATATAGTTACTTAGACCCTGCAACTGGAGGAATCGAGCCTGGGACTTACAATAAATATGTAATGTCTACAGTAGACAATATGAGCAAGTTGTTTATACCTGAAGAAACAGAGGATGCAAAGATAGCGTCTAAAAGAATATTTAAATCAGCTATATATGCAGCATTGGAAAGAAAAATAACAGGGAGGGATTTAAAACCTGTGGGCAGGTCAAGAAGCGCTGCAGAAATATCAGCGGGTCAGTTAATGGAAGACGCTACTACTATATTTGGGGCAATAAATGAGTCATATGGTGGAGAACAACAAAAAGATATTAGCGCTGCTGTAAGCACACTCCAAAAGTCTTCTGATTATAAATTTCAAAAACAAGAAGATATATATGATGATAATGATAATGATGAATTAATTGGAGTATCTATGACTGTTGCAGATGATGAAGGAAATACTAGAACTGAGCCCGTATATACTAAAGTAAAAAATGATAAAAATCAATACATAAATGCAACTGCTGATGAATATGGAAAACAATTGTATCAATTGTTTAAAACAAAAGATATGCCTTCATATGATAAAGCCAAAGCTAACTATGTTAAAAATAACGAATTTATTACAAAATTAAACGAAACAGCCAATAGAAAATATATTCCTAAAATTACGGCTCAAGAAACAATAGAGGCTAGAGTTCCTATTAATATATCAACTTCATTAAATAATGATAATGATAGCCCTGTTACTATTATTACACCAGCTTTAAATGCTATAGAAACAAGAACTCAAAACGTAAGAGACGATGAGATAAATAACCTGAGTATTGCTATAGATAAAGGTCTTACTGCTTCACAAACTAAATATGGAGAAGATGTTGATTATTCGATAATACCTGATACTAAAGATGAAAAAATTACTATTAATTATGGTGGCGGAAAAAGCGAAATTATAAACCTTACTTTAGATGATTTAAGCGGAGCTGCTTTAATTTCAGATATAAAACAAAAAATAAATAATGTTTTTAAAGATTTGTTTCCTGAAAGAGCAGAAAAAACAAGAACAGTAGTTACTCAAGAAGATGCAGGGTCAACTAGCGTCATAAGAAGTGTTCCACAAATTATGAAAGAAGATGAGGTAGATTATCAAGAAGCAATTAAAAGATTTAATGCACAATAATAAGTATGTTTGAAATTGAAGATTTATTTGGATTAACTGTTGATGGAGCTTTTTCATCTCTTGAAGAGTTTCAAGATTTTGCAAACCAAGTTGATAATGCTACTTTGTTTTCTGTAATAAAGCCAGGTGCTTTTGCAGATTTACAAGAATTTGAATCATCCTTAGTTGAAAAAAAAAATCAAGTCGATACTCCTTCAGGTGTAGTAGAGGAAGTTACGGAATCCACTATCGAAACGGAAACAAGTCCTGGCTCTTTGGATTCTTTACAGGGAAGCGATGAACAACCTGTTGTTACAGACGATTATGATTATTTAGAAGATGAATTTAATATTTTAAATAATCCTCCAAAAGAAGAAGTGTTTTATAGTAAAGGTTTTGATGGCCCTCAATTTGTTCCTGTTAAAGAAAAAGAAATTGATTCAGTCTTAAAACAAAAATTACTTTCTGATTTTAATATATCAAAGGCATTAGAAAATGGAGTTATAGACGAAAAACTTATTGAGTCAGCTCTTAAAGGAAATAAAAATGCTATTAAAAAAATACAAGAATTATCTGTAAAAACCCCTGAAGAATACCAATCAATAATAGATAAAGGTGATTTAAATAACCCTTATTCTTATACAAATAAATCTGATTTAGTTGAGTTTGTTTCTAATCCCGAAGATGAATTAAAAAAACTAGAAGCTATTCAGGCTACACAGTCTTTTGATGCCGAAACAAAAAAACTTATCGATGCTAACCCTGACGCTACAGAAGAAGAGTTAGATGCTATATTCAATAGAGAAGGATCTCCTACAGAAGAGCAGTATGAATTAGCTGAAGATGACTTTGTGCCAACAGGTTTTGAAGATACAGAGGTATCGACAATGTATGATGTTCAAGACCTTAAGAAGGTAAAGGGCTTTAAAATTAAAGACTTTGATGGGTATTTAAATGAGCAAGGATATAAAGAGGAGTATTTAAGGCTTTTAGAGGATGAAACTATTTCTGAAGACGGAAGGTCTTATGATTTTTCAGGAAACTATAATCCCTCGCTTGCAGCAGAAAGATTAAAATTACAATACCTAACAAACTACATAAACAAACAAGTAGAGAGAAACGTTGAATCTCAAATTGTAAACTATCAATTAAAAAACAAAGGAAGGCATCCATCTTTTGATGGTGTAGAAATTTCATTTAGTTCAGGTGTAGATGACGAACAATTAGGTGAATTCATAGAAAAAGACTTTCCAATAATTACATCCAAGTTAAAGGAAAGAGACGTAGCAAACGAAGAGCTTTATCAAGACATGAAAAATGGAGAGGTTAAAGGGGTTGGTCAAGCTTTTAAGCAAGGATATAGGTCTTTAGAGGACAGATTGAGTACTTTTAGTGCTGGTACATATGATTTATTTGGATTAGACAGCGTTGCTGATGAAGTAAGAATGAATCAAGCTGAAACCGAACTAGAAAGAGAAGACTTCATGCGATACACTTACGCAAGTGGTAAGGAAAAAGATATAGATGGAACTACATATTTGGTTGATGATAAAGGTCAAGTATATGATAAAAACTTAGGAATAAGAGTTACTAATGTATTAACTCCAAGTGAATTGAATTATATTCAAAAAGAAGTGCTATCCAAAGGAGTAAAGGGGACATCATTTTCCACAGCAGGAATGGTTATACAAGGTACAGGTATTGTAACAGATATGATGTTTCAAATAGCCCTCACAAAAGGAGTTGGTAATGTGGGAGCTGGTATAGGCGGTGCGTTGTCTTTAACTGATAAAGGA